GAGACCAGCTACGGGGTGATCCCTAGCATTGTGGGGGCGGATCGGATTCCGGCTTTGAAGTTTAAGGCGAAGCAGGTACCGGAGCAGACTTCGCGCAAGGACAAGACCGGGACGCGGACGTTTGTCGGGATGCCGAATCAGATTCGGGAAACGACTACGTTTGAGGTGGACACGCTGCTGACGGAATGGTCCAATACGTCGGCGGCGCCGGCTTACGGGCCGCTGTTCCAGTGCGCGATGGGCGGGACGCCGGTGATCTGGACGGGGGGCACGGTGGCGTCGGTCACGGGCGGGACGCAGATTGCGTTTACGGCGGCGCACGGATTGTCGTCAGGGATGGCGGTGACGTTTTCGGGCGAGATGCGATTCGTGACGGCGATTCAAGATACGGTGACGCTGTTCATCAATGCGCCGTTTAATCTGACGCCGGTGAGCGGGTCGGCGATGGGGCCGACGATCAACTATTCGCTGGCGGAGAGCCTGCCGAGCGCGAGTATTTTCGATTACTGGGATCCGTCGACCGCGGTGCAGAGGATTGTCGAGGGCGCGGCGATGGACAAGATGCAGATCAAGGTGAACGGGGATTTTCAGGAGTTCGATTTTTCGGGGCCGGCGAGGGACCTGGTGGATAGCGCGAGCTTCGAGAGCGGCGAGGGTGGGCTGACGGCGTTTCCGGCGGAGCCGACGGCGGTTAATTTCGATTACACGATTGTGCCGGGGCATCTGGGCGAGGTGTGGATGGGCGTGACGGAGGCTCAGTTCCTGACGATCACGGCGGCGGAGTTGACGCTGGAGAACAACATCGAGCTGCGGGTGAAGGAATTCGGGAGCGATTATGCGCGATGCATCGCGGCGTCGACCAGGGATGTGTCGCTGAATTTCAGTTTGTTCGAAATGGCGGATGCGCAGACGGCGGGGTTGTATCAGGCGGCACGGCAGAGGTCGCCCATCAGCGTGATGTTGCAGTTGGGGGAACAGGCGGGGCAGTTGTGCGGGGCATACATGCCGGCGATGGTGCCGAGCGTGCCGGAGTTCGACGATTCGGAAACGAGGCTGCAATGGAAATTCCAAAACGACAGGGCGCAGGGGACGGCGAATGACGAATTGTATGTCGCATTCGGGTAAGTGGGAGAGCCGGGTTTGGTTCGACGCGGAGGCGATGGACGGGGTCCGGTACGAGATCGTGCGGGTGTCGTTCGGGAGACGAATCGAGCTGGCGCGGCGGATTCGGGAGATCGGGCGGCGGATGGAGTATCTGGAAGCGGGAACGGATGAGCGGGAGACGCTGGAGGCTACGGTGCTCTCGGCGGAGATCGACCGGGCTTACCTGGAGTGGGGACTGGTCAAGGTGGAGGGGTTGCAGATCGACGGCGAGGCGGCTACACCGGAGGCGCTGGTGGATCGGGGGCCGGTGGAGCTGGCGGTGGAGATACTCGGGCGAATCAAGGCCGAGTGCGGGATGAGCGAGGACGAACGAAAAAACTGATGGTCGCATTCCATTTCTATCGGACGAGCCAGGCCGGATGGAAATGCGACCAATGCAGACGGCAGGGACTGGATGTGAAACGGCGGTGCGGGTTTCTGGCGGCGGAAAAGCGGGGGCCGAAGAAGATCGTGTGGGTGCGGGGTCGGGTGTCGGCCGAGGAGTGTCCGAAGTCGCTGGTGACGCCGGGTAGCGTCGAGTTATTGGAGAAGTTTTTTGGGTGGAAGTTCGCGGGGGGAGGGTCGCTGATGGGGATGGCGGCGAAAGAGGCGGATGCGTTTTTGATTTTAGAGGGGGAGTTGAGGGCGGAGGCGGAGGGGTGAAGAGACCGCCTGAAAGGGCGGCTGCCGGCTGAATAGCCGGCCCCACACGGACGGAAAAACTTATGGCTAAGAATCCAACTACGGAAGTATCGGGGTTGTTGGGGGGATCGACGAGCCCGCTGACGGGTCAATTGACGACGATCACTTCGCAGTTGCAGGAGTTGCAGACGATCAACCAGGCGCAGATGCAGAGCATCGAGGCGAACACGAGCGCACTAGGGGCGAGTACGAGTTCGAAGTCTGGCGGGACGTCGACGGCGGGGTCGGTGGGGAATACGCTGCTGGACGTGTTGGGGCTGGGGTCGGGGCTGAGTCCGCTGATTTCGGGGTTGGTGAGCTTATTCGGGGGTAGTGGGGGTGGGCAGACTACGACGGTGACTCCTTATATACAGCCGCTGCCGGTGAATTTGGCGGCGGGGTTCACGGGGTCGGCGGCGGGGGGCGCGTCGGGAGTGGATTACGGCGAGGGTGGTCAGCCGCGGCAGACTACGGCGGCGGGCGCGCAGCAGCAGATTACGGTGCAGGTGCAGGCGATGGATTCGCAATCGTTTCTGGATCGGAGCAACGATATTGCGGCGGCGGTGCGGAAGGCGATGTTGGAGACGTCGACGTTGAACGATGTGATTCGGGGGGTTTAGGATGGCGAACTTTCCGGCGTTGAAGACGGGGGCGGTGGCGCAGTATGGGTCTGACCGGTCGCGGATGTTCTCTACGCAGGTGCTGCGGTTTCTGGATGGGAGCGAGCAGAGGTTTCCGGGATATGGGACGGCGCTGATGCAGTGGGCGATCCGGCTGGAGTTGCTGGATGAATCGGAATTGGCCAATCTGGAGCAGTTTTTTGAAGATGAGGGAGGGCGCGCGGGGACGTTTTCGTTTACCGATCCGTGGGATGGGACGGTGTATGCGAGTTGCAGCTTTGGGAGCGACGAGCTGGCGCTGGGGTTCGACGACGTGGCGCGGGGGAAGACGCAAGTGACCGTGAAGGAGAACCGGAGCTGATGCTGGTGTTTCCGCAACTTTCGACAGGCGCGTCGGCGCTGTATCCGCTGACGAAGACATCGCGGCAGAGGACGGTGGTGAATACGCTGGGGGATGGGAGCATCGATATTTATGCCGATCCGGATGCGCGGAGTTTGGGGTGGGAGATTCAGGCGAAGGGGCTGACGGCGGGGGAGTGGGGAACGATTGAGGCGTTGTTCGAGGCGACGTCGGGAATGTGGCAGACGTTCACGTTTCTGGATCCGGCGGGGAATCTTCTCGCCGAGAGCGAGACGTTTTCGGCGTCGGCTTGGACAAATGGGGCTTTAGTCGACTTGACGGCGGGGGTTTCGGATCCGTTGGGGACGACGCGGGCGACGCTGGTTACCAACGCGGGAGCCGGCACGGAAGGCGTGGGGCAGACGCTGCCGGTGCCGGGGAATTTTCATTACTGCTTGAGCGTTTGGGCGCGGACGGATAGCTCGACCAGTTTGATTCTGACGATTGGGAGCGCTACGAAGACGTTCGCGCTGGGCGCGCAGTGGGTGCGAGTGTCGCTGTCGGCGAATTTGGGACTGAGTACGAATTCGGTCACGTTTTCGGCGCAGATGAGCGCGGGGGGAACGGTGGATCTTTTCGGGATGCAGGTGGAGGCGCAGTTGGGGCCTTCCGACTACAAGCAAACCGGCACCAGCGGCGGCGTGTATTCGAATGCGCGATTCGGGGCGGATACGATCACGGTGACGGCGCAGGGAACAGACGTCTATGACGCGGTCCTACAGATCGTGAATACGGAGAACTAATGGGCAGCACGATCGACGTCCTCAAAGAATTGCAGGCACCGACGACGCCACTGTTTCTGATCGACTGCGTGCTGAGCTCGGGCGCGACGGAACACTGGGGCACGCATGCGGCGACGTTCAGCGGGACATCGTACGCGGCGCGGCTGCTGAAACATTCGCTATTCCAACTGACGGCGTCGTCGACGGACGGCCTCGATGGGGCGGCGCAGATCGCGCTCCAACTGGCGAACGCGGATTCTCACTTTTCGGAGATCGAAAGAGAGACAGGGTTCAAGGGCGCGCAGGTTACGATCCAATTTTTGTTTTACGATTTCGTGGCGAACGCGCCGGCGTCGGAAGCGCGGGTTGTATTTCGAGGGATCGCAAATTCGCCGGACGAAATTACCGAGTCGGCATTTCGGGTGACGGTGATGAACCGGCTGAATCTGCAACGGGTCATTTTGCCGGACACGCGGATTGAGCGGACTTGCCCGTGGTTTTTTCCATCGACCTCGGCGCAAAGGGCAGATGCGCTGACGGGCGGCGCGAAGGGCGCGTATTCGGCGCTGTACAAGTGCGGATACTCGCCGGACCAGACGGGCGGGGTGGGCAATCTGAACAGCGGGGCGCCGTTTACCTCATGCGATTACACGAGAACGTCCTGCGTCGAGCGGGGGATGTTCGCGACCGACGCGGCTAGTAATCCGACGGCGCGATTCGGGGGGATCGAATTTGTTCCGGCGCAGATTCTGGTGCGGGGTTATGGGCAAAAGGGGAACCAGTTATCGGCGCTGTACGACAACCTGGCGCTGTATAACGATTTCGTGCCGCTGGTTTACGGGACGGCGTGGTACATGCCTCCGATCGTGTTTTCGCGCAACGACGGGAACCTGACACGGATGGAAGTGCTGCTGGGGATGGGTCCGATTTCGGGCGTGCTGCAGGTGCTGGTGGACGACATCGCGGTTCCGCTGGCGCAGAACGGCACGAACATGACGGCGACCGGCTGGTATTCGCTGGTGAGCCCGGGGACGCGC